TCATATCGAAAGAGAAGAGCCAACAGTGAACACAAAGCAAACCTAAATGGGGAGATCATATTATGTCTACTCGACAGGGTATCATTGCAGCCCTCGGCCTGCCGGAGACATCCGACGAGGCCACGGTGCTGAACTCCGTCAAGGGGCTCATCACTGCGAAAACCGAACTGGATAAGGCGAAAGTCAAAATCCAGGAACTCGAAACCGCCGTCCTGAATAAGGAAGCCGACGAGTTTCTCGTGAAGCACGCTGGCCGCATCAAGAACAAGGACGCCGTCAAGGCCCAGTTCGTCAAGAACAAGGCCGACACGATCACCATGTTTGAGGCGCTGGCCGAAGTGCCGGAGAAAACCGCGACCGTCCACAATCGCGCCGGCGCGAAAACACCGGAAGGCGGCGGCGTGATTCTCGATCAAGCGTCCGCCCAGCGTGCGGCCGTATCCGTAATTCGCAACCGCGAAAAATGCGATCACAAGACCGCTTGGAACATCGCCCGCGCCGAGAAACCGGAACTCTTTAAGAAGGAGGAGAAACAAGACTAACCAGGCTTCGCCAAAGGGCTACGCCCTGGCGCGCGCCAGACCAAAACCGTTGAACCGTTGAACCAAAATCAGAAAGGTTAAAAATATGAGCATCGTTCGCGCACTCGCCATCATCGCCCTGACTCCCGCTGTTGACCACAGCGCGAAGGAGGGATATTTCGTCATCCTGACCGCCAAACTCCCGGTGGTCAGCGCCGCCAATACGGATGTGCCTTTCGGCATCCTGATTGACGGGGAAGCAGCCGCCGGCGTCGATTCCATCGGCATCTGCGGCGGCAACCTGCCGACCGTCCGCGTCAAGTTGAGCGGCCCGGTTTCCATTGGCAACACACTGCAACTCCACACCGACGGCTCCGCCGTCGTGGATGCCGGCAGCGGCGCCCGCGTGGTAGTTGGCCAGGCCCTGGAAGACGGAGTTTCCGGCGACCTGATCGAAGCCGTAATCCTGACGCCTGTGAAATACTCCGCGTAAAGCGTCAAGCGTGGAGCGTGGAGAGAAATACTCCGCAAAAAATCAGCAATCAGCAATCAAAAAAAAGAAAGGTAACGCAGCATGTCACTACGAACCACCAGCACCCTTAACCCGACCCTGACCAATTATGCTCAGGGTGTCGCCCAGGATCGGCGCTCCGCCATGGCCGATTTCCTGGCCCCGATCGTCCCGGTCTCCGCCTCGATCGGTCAGTACAAACGCTTCAACAGCAAGAACGCGTTTGCGATCTATAACACCGCCCGCGCCATTGGCGGGCCGGCCACGCGCATCAAGTTCGAAGCCGATGACCCGACCTTTAACTGCAAGCCGCAGGCGCTCGAAATCGCGATCGACGATGAAGAACGCAACGCGGCCGGCACCGGTGATCCGCTCGGCCTGGAACAGGCCAAGATTGACACCCTCGTCAGCAATTCGGTCATCTCGCATGAGGACAAGGTTGTCACCGTGGTTAAGGCCGGTATCGTCGCAGTCATCGGCAAGGGCGTCTGGAGCAATGCGGCCAATGACCCGGTCGAGGAATTGGATGAGCAGATCCAGGCCATTGCCCTGGCAACCGGCATCATGCCCAACGCCATCGCCTTTGGGCTTGGCGCCTGGTCAGTGTTCCGTAATCACCCCAAGGTGATCGCCCGCCAGCCCGGCGCCGCCCTGATCGGCCTGACGACCGCCCAGGGGTCGCAGATGCTGCTTAATCCCGGCATCGAGATCCGCGTCGGCGTCCTCTCCAAGGATGCCGCCAAGTGGGGCAACGCCAAGAACGCCGTGAACATCGTCGGCCTGGAAGCGTTCATTTTCCTGCGCTCGGCCAATCCCTCGCAGTATGACCCGTCCTTCGCCAAGACCTTCACGGTCGGCGCGGGGCTTGTCGCCGGCGTGCGCGAATATCGCTCTGAGCAAGATCGCAGCGATGTGTATGCCATGGACTGGTCCGAGGATATTGAGGTGGTCTCAACAGAATCCGGCCGGCGCCTGACGATCAGCTAAAGCACGTAAAGTGTGGCCCGGCCATCGCCGGTGGAGCGTGAAGCGTAGAGCGTGAAATAAAAAACGCCGAACGCGGAACGCTCCATGTTTAACACTCAGTCAGTGAAACGAAGAGCTATTAATCAGAAAGGTTTTTTATCATGTCCAAGCAACGCAAAATCGCATTAGCCCTGACCGCGCTCCTGCTGGCGGCAGTCTGCGGCGTCATCTACGCCGCCAACCCGCTGGCCGAAACCGTTACCCTCGGCACGACCACCGGTACCGGCAGTTATACCAACACGCGCAATTACGAAACGATGCAGCTCGTCAACCTTGAGGTTTTCCAAAGCCTTAGCGCGACGAGCACCGTGACCGTCACGCGCGTGCGCTCCGGCCGGACCAATACGGTTGCGGCAATCGCCCTCGCCGGCGGCGCCGGCATCTACCGTGATACCAACACGACGTACCTGTTCAAGGGCGACGTGCTGCACTTTGCCAACAGCGTGGCCACCGGCGCCGTTGCCGAAATCACCGTCAACCTGCACCCGTAACTAAAGAGGTCAGAAGTCAGAGATCAGAGGTCAGCCGGCGATTGCCGGTCAGATAAAAAAATGACCTCTGATTTCTCTGATAAAGCGAAAGGGCACATGAAGAAACACTTATTCAAATCTTCTTTCCTGGCTATCGTCTGTTGTCTGTCATCCGTCGTCCTCTTCGGTCTGTCGTCCGTCCGGGCTGACCCCATTCTTGCGGGTGCCGCCATCGAGATCCCGGCCGACGCCGGTACGCGTTTTTCGGGGCTGGAAGGCCGGACCTCCATCTGGAACAAGGCCGCCACGGATGGCAGCACGTCCACCAGCGCGATCCCCAGGATCGCCGCCATGGAAGGCCGCACCGGCACGTGGAACCAGGCCGCCACGGATGGCGCCTCCGCCACTGGCGCCGTTGCCGTTATCCAGGCAGGGACCTCCACGTGGAACCAGGCCGCCACCGATGCCTCATCCTGGACCAATGCCCAGGCGGCCGCCTTGAAATCCGTCACCAACTCCTGGACCGATACTAACGGTATTCCCTGGTATGTGGTGCTGAGCGCCAACGGCATGATAACGCACTGGTCCACCAACGCTCCATAACGAAGAACTCTTATGGCTTGGATTTCTATAACGATCGACGATCTCAAGGACGCCAAGATCTCCGCCCTGGTCGAAGCCTGCCGCACGGCGGCGCTCGGCACGGGCCAGACGGATCCGGTGCCGAATATCATTGCGAACGTCACCGCGCGGATCCGCGCGGAGATCTCCGGGTGTGCGCAAAACGTCCTCGATGTTGATACCACCAAAATCCCAGCCGATCTAAAAAGCCTGGCCTCGCGCATGATTATGCGCGAGGCCATGAGCCGGATCCAGCAGTCGCTCACCGAGGATGAGCGCGAGGAACAACGCAATGACCTGCGTTACCTGGAGCGCATCGCTAAATGTGAAATTCCCGTCGCCGCGCCGGATACACCCTTGACCACCGCCGAGGTTCAATCCCCAAGCGGCGCCCCGCATATGACCGCGAGGACGCGTCAATTTGGCCGCACGTATGAGGATGGACTTTAGAATGCCCTTAGAACTCACATCCAACGCCCTTCCAGAGGCTGTAAAAAAGCTTGGCGCCCGGACGCCCGTCGCCTCGGTCCTGCGCTCTTACGAGTGGGCCGAGATGCCCATCGCCCTGCGCGAGCGTGCCCAGTTATCCGCCGGCGTGGAATCCGTGCGCTTCCTGCAGGAGGTCCAGGATAAAGTGATGAAAGTCGTCTCCCTTCAGCGCGAGCGCCTGGCTAACGGCAAAGAGGCATTCGTGACCCGCGATAGTTTCATCGCTGACCTGCGCCAGGTTGCCCGTGAGGAGGGCATAGGTGGCCCTGGGCCGGGCCTGTCCCCCGAAGGCCGGCCACGGCAGGCGCTCTTACGGATATCCAGTCCTCGGCCCGCCTGGGCCTGATTTACGACATGCAGAGAGAACAAGCCATTGGTTTCGCCTCCTGGAAGATCGGCCAGGACCGCGACGTTCTCGACGCCTTCCCGGCTCAGGAGCTGATCCGCGTGGAATCCCGCCGTATGCCCCGCGACTGGCAGGCCCGCTGGATCGCCGCTGGCGGGGAACTTTCGACCGGCGGTAGAATGGTCG